CTGTGACAACTGGTGCGCTGACAGAGGCATCGTTGAAACTGGCACTTGAGTCAAACTACAACCAGGGAAGCACAACCGATGTAATTGCTGTGAATGCTACAGCGAAAAACTACATTAATGCTTTCACGGGTGTAGCGACAAGGAACGTCGATGTCGGGCGAGAGGCACAAGCATCTATCACAGGTGCGGCTGACCTTTATGTGTCCAACTTCGGTGTCCATCGAGTGGTACTTCATAGGCACATTCGGACTTCTGTGGCGTTATGCCTGGATACCGATATGTGGGCGATAGCAACACTTCGCCCGTGGGCCATGGAGGATCGCGCTAGAACTGGTGACGCAGAAAAGAAAGAAATTCTGTGCGAGAAAACACTGGTTTGCCGCAATCCGAAGGGCAACGCCAAAGTCATCTGTATTGGCTAAAAACTGTAGGGGGAGGGGCAACCTTCCCCCTCTTTTACATCTATAAAGGATATTAGTATGCCAAAAGGAAAGGGTACCTACGGAAAAAAACGGGGACGGCCTCCTGCAAAAAAGAAAAAATGAGTAAATTTTTCGATTACAACGCAGAACGTGGGACCTGGTACGAAGAAGACTATGACCACGTTGAAGATAAGGTGGTTATCCACCATAAGCAGGATGTCCAGCCAGTGCTGGATTACGCCAGGCATCTCAGGAATTCGGGGGAAAACGACAAGGTAGGCGATTTCGGTCGTTATGCCATCATTCCCGCAAGCGTCGAAGTTGAGCTGCGAAAAAAAGGCATCAACATTTACAACCAGCACCAGACCAAGGATTTGCTGCGGGAGATTAACCAGAATTATCCACACTTAAAGGTTACCAATCTCCGACATGACATTAGATGAACGTAAGCTCAAGCTGGCCCAGGATTTAGCCGAGGCTGGCGACTATGACAGGGCATATGTAATTTGCGATAAAGCCCTGAAAGACAATCCAAACGACTATCGATGGCTAACAGTGATGGTATTTATCATGTTGGCAAACGATAAACCCGCTATTGCTTATAGTTTAGCCAGGCGGGTTGCTGATCTTGAGCCAAGGCAGGCCACCGGGTGGTTAAACCTGGGTATGGCGTGCAAGGATTTACGCCGCGATGATGAAGCGGTACGTTACGGTAAACGGGCCTTAAAGTTTTCAACGAATGATGCCCAGAAATCGATGATTAACGTCAACATCGCATCGTCCATGATTGACATGGGGCAGTTTGTCGAGGCAGAAAAATTTTGTCGTAATGCCATTAAACAGAATCCCGACACGGTTAAAGGCAGGGCTAATTTAGGTTTTTGCCAGTTAGCACAAAAACAATGGGATGAAGGCTGGAAGAATTATCGTCATTGCCTGGGCCATGAATGGCGACCACGTTTTACTTATGCTGATGAACCTGAATGGGACGGTGAAAGTAAAGGCAATATAGTTTTATACGCTGAACAGGGTTTGGGCGACCAGATAAGCTTTGCTTCTGTCCTGCCTGATGTTATGCGCTGGGCCAAAGAGAACGATTCACGCATAATTCTCGATATCAGCAACCGCTTAACGAGCCTGGTCAGTCGATCCTTTCCAGAACTGAAAGTTTACGGCACCCAGGGGCAGACTGAAGCTCGCTGGGATCGGGAAGACAGGAAAGTTGATCACTCGCTACCGATAGGGCAGGCGTGTGAGTATTTTCGCAAGGCCGATAGTGATTTTCCAGGCACACCGTACCTCAAGCCCTGCAAAGACAGGGTAAAAATGTGGAAATCCCTGTTTGCAACCAAGAAAAAGCCTGTCATAGGAATAGCCTGGACGGGTGGTATTCCCAAAACAGGTTCGAAATGGCGACGGGTAGACCTGGAGGCTTTGTTACCGATCTTGCAATCAGTGGATGCCCACTGGGTTAGCCTGCAATACAAGCCAGCAGGCAAGGAAATTGAAGAATTCAAGAAAAAACACCCTGGCATCGACATAACCGAATATCATCACGGCACCTTAACCAAAGATTACGATGATACGGTGGCTATGGTTGCGGCAATGGACCATGTGATCGCTATGCACACCACTATCGTACACGTTGCTGGTGGTCTGGGCGTTCCTTGCTGGACGTTCGTGCCGATCTTCGGGCAATGGCGATACGGTTGCGAGGGTGAAAAGTTCGTCTGGGCAGATTCGGTACGAATTTTGCGCCAAACGGCACGGGGGAAATGGAAAGACCTGTTTGCAAAGACTGCAAAGGAGCTTCATGAGTTATTTTTCCCCGGAATACCAGAAACAACAGCAAAAACTTCACGAAAGCGGTCAGTACGGAGTCACCGCCAAAAAATACGGCGAAATGATCTCGGAAATCGTGGACAGGCTGGAGATAGACCATCTGCTTGACTACGGATGCGGTAGTAAGCAGAGCTTAACACAGACGCTAAAGCCAAAACGTAACATTACCTATCAAGGTTATGATCCTGGCGTTCCTGAGTGCGCTGATGCGCCCGTAGAGGCAGATATGGTGGTCTGTGTGGACGTTTTGGAGCATGTCGAGCCAGAATACCTTGAGAACGTCCTCGACCATTTAGAAGAGCTTTGCAAGGTCGTGTTGTTCGCCTCGATACACACCTGGCCTGCGGGTAAAACGCTCGAAGATGGTCGTAACGCACATTTAACGCAACAGCCTTATCAATGGTGGTTGCCAAAAATTTGGGAGCGATTCGAAATACAGACTTTCCAGCAGACAGCACCCTGGGAGTTTTTTGTAATCGCTCAAAATTCAAGCCTGCGCCTGGAGGCACCTGATTCCTACCAAGACACGGAGGATGAGTAATTGTCTTGGAGAAAAAAATGGAAACAATCCCGCTATATGTGGGCTATGACCCCAGAGAATCGGCTGTATTTAGTGTATTTAATCAATCAGTTATAAAGTATACCTCTTGTCCGGTATCAATATGTCCATTGCACCAGAAAGCACTGGATTTTGATGGACAGCAGGACGGCACAAATGCGTTTATCTATTCGCGCTACCTAGTGCCACATTTACAAAATTATTCCGGCTGGGCCATCTTTGCGGATGGCGACATGATCCTCCGGGATGACCTGAAAAACCTCTGGGACCTGCGTGATGAAAAATACGCGCTCCAGGTAGTCAAGCATAACTACAAGACGCGATCTGTTCGCAAATATATCGGCACTCCGATGGAGAACGATAACTTCGATTATCCGAAAAAGAATTGGTCATCTGTAATCCTTTTTAATTGCGGTCACCCCTCAAATAAGGTCCTCACCAAATCACTGGTAGCAGAGGCTGGAGGGGCTTTTTTACATCGCTTCCAGTGGTTGCGGGATGATGAAATCGGGGAGTTACCGGGCGAATGGAATCATTTGGTCAGGGAGCTAGAGCCGAATGCGTCAGCGAAATTGGTGCATTTCACGTTAGGCGCACCGGGATTCGAATATTACCGCGATGATGAGTTTGCAGAAGAGTGGAACGCAAACCTTCTCAACGCGATAGCAATGGTCGGTGAACGACCTCTCGACATTATGAAAAGGGCGACATGGCAGTAATAACCAACTATGCAACATTGCAAACGGCTATAGGTGATTACCTGGCGCGTGATGATCTATCTGGATGGATACCGAATTTTATCCAGAATTGCGAAAATAAACTGTACCGGACCTATAACCTGCGTAATGAGGAAACAGCTTTATCGGTGAGCATTTCAAGTGGTGTGGCGGCTGTACCGTCAAGTTTTAAAGCCCTGAAATTTGCCTATTATGATGAAACGCCTGTCAATCTTTTACGCTGGGTGTCAATCGATGAGTGCTACAACGATTATCCTGACAGGACAGGTAGTGGCAAACCTTTGGTTATTTCACGGGAAGGCTCTAATTTCGTATTTGGGCCAAAATCACAGGACGGGACATTAAAAGGGATCTATTACGCCAAAAAAGACCCGTTACGGACTACCGATCCTTCGTGGTATGCCACTAACGCCCCTGAAGTGCTTTTATATGGTTCTTTACTAGAGGCTGCGCCCTTTTTGGTAAATGATGAGCGTATTGCGGTGTGGCGATCCTTTTATGAGGAGGCGACCTTGTCACTGCGGGTGGAAAATAACAACGCTGAAGTGTCCCAGGGTTCGATAAGGGTAAGGCCATCGTGAGCAGGGTCAGGCTGGATTTTTTAAACTGGCGACCGGATGCTGATGATTTTGAAAACTCGTTAACCGAAGCCAAGAATGTGCTGCATCGGCCTAACGGCTGGGTGCCGTTCGAAAAGCCGACCAGTGGCGCGATCAGCACCAATACCTCGATTGGAACGTGTCCATCGATGATCGTAAAGCCTGTAGGCACGAATAATCAATCTGTGGCCTGCTTTTTGCATGGGGCTACGCTGGTTAGCAATACTGGCACTCCAAACCAGGGCTACAGAATTAATATGTGTATCGGTCTTGTGGATAGTGCGTACACAACGATGGCGACCTATACGTCGGTAACCAGTAACACTATTTCCACGCTGTCTACGGGTAACAGTATCGCCGCTTTTGATGTTTGCGAACTTAACGACAAACTGTTTTTTGTGGCGCGTGCGGAATGCACCACCACACCGACGCTATCCGGGGGCACTAACACCGTTACCAGTGTGAACCTTGTAGGGTATGCCAACGCATGAGCGCAATATACGACACGCCATCGGGCGGTGCCTTTACATCGGCGGCTGAATCAGCGGTCTGCTGTGCCACCGTGCGTGATTTTGTGGTGATAGCTCCGGTTTCTGATCGTTACGCAATACGCTGGTCAGCAATAGGCGACCCTACCGACTGGCCCACGGCAGGAACCACAGATGCCAGGACAAAACAATCAGGTGTCCAGGGATTTAATAATGAATTCGGACAGGTTACGGGGATAGCTGGTACAGATTTTACCGCGTATGTGTTCCAGGAGCGCGGCATCTGGAAAATGACGTATGTCGGCGGCGATATTGTGTTTACCTTTGATAATTTTGAAACCGCTAGGGGATGCCACAAAGTGAATCGTTTTGCAGCAGTGGATGAACTAGTGTTTTTTGAGTCAGATTTCGGCTACCACTCAATCCAGAATGGGCAAGTGGTCGATATTGGATATGGCATTGTTGATGAGAGTTTCACACCAAGCTAATGGCTGCTCAAAACATACAACCAGAACAGAAAAACGTCGTGATTAATCCCGCTATCTCGACAGTGTTTTTTCAGGACCAGGCACTGGCCTACAATTATAAAACACAGCAATGGTCAGAGTTAAATGACCTTTCTGGAAAAGGTTTTTTCTCTACACATAGCGCAGATCGAGTGTTAGGGGTGGTTGA